GTGCAGACATCATCGTAGCTGACGACGTAGAGGTAGCTAATAACAGTGCTACTCAAGGAATGCGGGATAAGCTGGATGAACAAGTAAAAGAGTTTGACGCTATCGTTAAACCGCTCGACTCCTCCCGTATCATCTTTCTCGGTACTCCACAGTGTGAGGATAGTATATACAACAAACTGCGAGAGAGGGGCTACAAGAGCCGTATATGGCCTTCAGAGTATCCAGACGAGTCGGAAGCTACTAACAACTACGGAGGCGATTTAGCACCCCTTATAGCGGATAACATAAACGAAGACACAGTTGGTACTTCTACAGAACCCTTACGGTTCACTGACTTAGACTTAGAAGAACGTAAGATGAGCTACGGTCGTACCGGGTACGCCTTACAGTTCATGTTGAATCCTAAGCTAAGCGATGCTGATAGATACCCATTAAAGATTAACGATCTGATTATATCTGATGTGGATGTAGACTTAGCTCCTGAAAAGATAGTGTGGTCAAGTGACCCGGATAATACGGATCGTGACCTCCCAAATGTCGGATTAGCGGGGGATCGATTTAGGAGACCCTCTTCAACTGTTGGGGATATGATACCGTACACAGGCTCTGTGTTATCTATTGACCCATCAGGACGGGGCAAAGACGAGACGGGGTACGCTGTGGTAAAGATGCTTAATGGACAGTTGTACGTACCTGATGCTGGCGGGATACGTGGCGGATACGACGAGAAGACCCTTAAACAACTGGTAGCTATAGCAAAGGATAACAAAGTTAATATCGTTGTTATAGAATCTAACTTTGGAGACGGTATGTTCATGGAGCTGATTAAACCTCTGTTTAGAACAACATACCCAGTGACCATAGAAGAAGTACGACACAACAAACAAAAGGAACTTCGTATCGTTGATGTAATGGAACCTGTACTTAACGCTCATCGTCTAGTCATCGACCCTTCTGTTATAACAAATGATTACAGATCAGCTTTAACTTATCCTATAGAACAACAAACTAGATATATGTTAATGTATCAGCTATCACGGATAACAAGAGATAAAGGATCACTAGTACATGATGACCGTCTTGACGCTCTATCAATCGCTGTTGGTTATTGGACGCAGCAGATGGCTGCTAACGCTGACCAATCGATGGTTGATAGACAACAAGAACTACTTCATAAAGAACTACAAGACTTCACTGATAGCTTCTATAAAAGAAGCAACAGCTCTAAAGCGGTCCTTTGGATGCAGTCGTAGTCGCTATCGCTCCTACTCCTTTATAATAACAAACCTTTGTTCACTATCGTTCTCATCGTCTTTACTCACTTCGTTCGATAAAGACTCTGTTATAGCTATACCTTGAAATACTAAAGTTATACTTTAGATCTGCTAGGTCTACTGTTGTAGACACACCTATCCTTAAAAGACCTATTTATAAATCGATATTATCAATCTGTTAGTATTAGAGGTTATTGCGAAAGAACGGAGTATGAGCAATAATAACAACTGATGTATTGATCTGATGGAGCTGTAGTATTTGTATTGGTACTCTATGTATCGAAGAGGAATAGGAACTACTACAACTAGCGTCAGCTAATGTACCCTCTGTTGTTGTTGCTCATTGCTTATCTATATTACCTATTAAGAATACCTATCGGTATGAGACGTTTAAACGTACGTCTATAACGACTATCTAAATCTCATTATTATACAATCTAACAGCCGAAGGGAACGTGTAAAGCATAAAAGTTAAAGATGTAGTAAACAACAGGTGTACAGCTTGGTCGTCGAATTGTCTGTTAAAACGTCTCGGAAAGAGATACTATAGCTTTTGTTATAATAACGAAGCGATGAATATCAACGATCAAACAGATACGTTCCAGTACGAACTAGCCAAGCTAGTGTATAGGTTCAAGAGCGAATACGACCTTAACGATTACACCATAGCCGGGTGTCTGGACTTCTGTAAACTGTCAGTACTAACTGAGACAGATGATGTTATATTCACTGGAGAACTAACAGCGGAGGACACCGATAATGAAGAAGAAGACACCGAAGACGACGAAGCTTTCCCCCACTTCTAAAGACGCACCTGCTTCGACAGCTGCTATTGACCTTCCTGTTATACGGATACTGTCAGAAGAGGAAGAGCTGTTCGTAAAGATGGAACTGGAGATGGAAGATGAAACACACGATATGCTTGTTAAATGGGGCAAAGAGGTAGCATCCGATGAAGACTACATCAATATCGCTATTACGGACGGTTTAAAGCATTTTATATCAAGCGATAAGTAGCACTTTGCTACAGCTGTTCAAAAGGTTCCGATAGAAAAATGTGAGACGTCGACGCTGTATACGCGCGCAAGTTTTTCCCCCGCATGTACCCGCAAGATTCTTATAGGGGAGGGGATGTTGTTGTTGTACTATTCTATTGATTGAGACGCTATTGGGATTGCAACTGGATTCATTATGATGTAAACTACTGATTGTCGGACATTTACAGAAAACACGATTGTACTTACAATAGACATTATGTCTAATTAGATCAGCTTGACACGAGTAAAGCACATCAGTAAAGCTTGCCAGGTTGTTATCGATCAAAGCTTGGTTGTCGTATCATCTTATCGTGATGCGTTGATGCGTCTTTGTACATTTCTTATTCTTTTTTCCCGTTCGACTATCGCTCACAATCGCTCACACTTACCACTTGAAACGCTCACAATCGATCATAAGCGATCATTATAACATCGATCAGCACAGCTTATACGATTCAAATTCTGCATTTTTTATTTTGCAAGCGGTCTCTATATAGTATTAGAAGACGATCATCGCTATTAACCTTATAACTATATATACACATGAAAACCAATACCATCATTCTCATCGACAGAAACGCCAAGACCTACATCATCGATGTTTGTTCTTCTATTAAAGCTCCTGTTTGCTATGCAATGGATAAAGTTCGCAAGAGTTGTTTATTAGGTGGGTACAATCCTTCATTCGTTAAGGCTCGCAAAGCTTAATCAAAACCAAAAACACCAAAACCAAAATTATATCATGTACTTATTAAAATCATTTAGTCCTTCAGACAAAAACCAAAAACTCTATACCTTTGAGGGCGACCTTTACAGAATAGACAAGCTTGGATTCTGTGGTGATCTAAAGCCTGTCAGACGAGATGTATCAAAACATTACAGAGAGATTGACAGCATCAATAAATTAAAAGCTTGTTTGCGTGCGGGACAATACACTTCAGTTGGAATGTATACTTTATACTTCATTACAGAAGACGGAGCTTGTTTGTCCTTTGACGCTGTATTCGACAATTTAGAGGAAATCTTTTATTCAATGCGTAATGACATGAAGGACGGTTGGGGCATTGTTGGACTTGCAAGCGTGGAAGAAACGGATGAAGAGATCTTTTGCGATCACACTGGCAAACTTATTTCCTAACAAATCAAAAATACCAATAGAATGAATACTACAGATAACACTTACAACGGATGGACAAACAGATCAACTTGGCTGATCAATGTATGGTACGAACCTACTTATGAGTCTGACTTAGATTGGATAAAAGACGAACTAGAGCAGAAAGTTGCAGACTTAGCTAATAGTGAACTTGTGACTGATAAAATATTGGCAGACATGATCAACTTACAAGAGATCGATTGGGACGAATTAAAAGAGCACATTGAGACGGAGGAAGTAGCATGAACCAATACATATTCAAAGTACACTTCAAAGGTAAAACTAAACCTAAATTAGTAGAGGCTAAGAACCTTGAGGATTTCAGAGATAAATCAATTAAAGTTTTCAAGCGATCAAATGTAACTTGGAATCATGTTTGGCGTATTGAAAAGTACGAACTACAAGGAAGTCTTAGCAACTACTGAAAAATCATGAACCAACAACAACTTGAGAAATATCTCACATCTTACAACAACCGCATGCGTGATCGTTTTAATCGTAACAATGGCGAGGATTTTTTGTTATCAAAGCGTGATGGTAGGGAATTAAACCGCCAAGCTTACAAACGCATGGACAACTATTCACCACAATTAAAACAACGATTGAAAGAGTACAAGGAAAGGGTAAACAACGCATGAAACCTATCAAAGTAATAAACAAACTTCCAACCGCCTCCGATCAAATAGACAAAGAGGTGGACAAGCTTTTCAATAGCAAGCTAAACAACTTCTTAGGCTATGCTTTTCCGCTGTTCTGTGGCATTGCTTGGCTATGCATACTTCTAGCAATCTTTTCAAGTTAATCCTTAAAACTATACCATAAAATGAAAACAACAGACCAAAAAATCAAATCAATCCAAGCTTCTATCTTTTCAATTCTTGAAGATTATTTACCTAGTTATGATGAAGCAGGTGAAAGCGAATCTATACAAATGACTTTTAGTACATGTGATAACCTTGAAGAGTTAAACTTTCAATCAGGGGACAACTCTTTTAGCGGAGCTTGTTACTTTCACAAACACTGGGCTGTAACTGAACTTTCTGCTGATGATGATCTTGAAGAGTTATCTATTCAACTGGCTGAACAGCTTGCCGATTGTGTACTTGAACAAGCTTAACCTTACCTGACCATAAAATGAAATATAAAACTCTACTTACCCGTTACAAATTAAACGATAATTGGATTGTTTCTGAAAGCTTCTCACTTGAGGAATCTTTGTTATCTTACCGAAAGCTTTTGAAATCTAGATTAAAGAAACACAGACCACAACGATTCAGCTTTCAATATCGTTTCAAACATCAATCCGATGGCTATGAACATGGAGTGGAAGAAAATCCTTATGACTGGGGCGATATAAACAGAGTACAATACAAGCAGGGTTATGACGCTGGTGTACATGATTACTGCATTGAAATAGACCAAGAAGAGGAAACAGAATGAAAATACTAGTTTTAACTATACGGGCACACAGGGAAGAAGATGATATTTATGTCTTTGATAACCGAGAAGTGAATGTCTTACCTACCATCAAAGAGTGGCTTAAAGAGAACGATATAAAGCTCACCTTACCTGACCATGTAACCGACACTTACAGCTTCATGGACTGGTTTTACGATGCTGAGAACAGCCTTGAAGATTGTTACGATTTCTTTGTCAGCCTTCAATACAAGGAGCTGTTATCCGAATGAGTGTGACAATCTACTTAACCGACCACAACGGCAGAAAGGTTGCGTTTTTCTATCGAATCGACAACGAGCGTTACCTTACCTGTCCACAGCTTATATGGGCATGTCGTCAACATCCTGAGTACCAAGGCACAGCGGAATCAAAGGAGCATTTCATAGAACAAGCAAAGGATGTTATGCGTGAGCTTAACCGATCTTTACCTGCCCGTAAAAAATGTAAAGAGTGCGATAATGACTTGCACTTGCGTGAAAACGAATCCAATCTCTGCGATACATGCAATCCGATAACCAATTAACCGACCCAGATTTCCTAGACATGAACGACCTTGATAACGACCACATCCGTGCTTTGATCCATCATTACCTGTCCGTCCGTGAAAAGCTTCCGGATAATTTAACTGTCCGTGACAGGCTGGAGGAGTTACAAGCGGAGCTGATTAACAGGAGTAGCACCATTGAAGGAATGATCCGACAAAACACGGAGAATCCGCTATGAGCTTAACCGAAGGAGAATATATTATGACCATGCTTGGCTTTTTCTGTTTTGTGACTGTGGGACTGATCTTTTTAGCTTGGATTTACGATATGTTATGAAAAGAGATGTGATACCAACAGGATTATTTACCCGAACCAAATACGGTTATGATGAATGGCTTAACCGATATAACCCATACGATGATGAATACGATGAAGAACTTGAAGAACACTTGGAAGCAATGCGTCCAATGGACGAAGAAGAAGACCAAAGGAACTACTGCGATGACAACCACATCAAATTCCACGAGGTTCAACCGTACCTGTAAACCTTTTTATGTGGATTCGGAAATGTTTTGGGACGCAGAGAACGATATAATTGACGCGGATGAGCGAGAAATACGGAAACTTCGAACCAACTGATTTACCGTCCGTAGACTGGAAATCGGTGGATGTGGAAGCGATCAGGGACGGATGGAATTACTTTTACGCATCCAATCAGATAACCGGTTTTAAGTTGGATAAGAATGGCAACTACGAGCGGGACAAGGATGGAAAGTTAATAGCTTTTCGAACCAACAAACGCAGGATTTTGCCTAGCACTTGGTTTAACAACTTGGATCAACAACAACAATGACCGAAGAGAAACAAACACGCGGTCCGACTTGGCGTATGAGAGAGTGGGGACGCACAGCGTACCGTAACCGACAAGCAAAACTTAGGGCAGACGGTGAGTCTTCATCGACTGAAGCTGCGAAACGATTACTGAGGGTCATGGCTCCAAGGTTAGGTAAGCGGGTGGATGATTTCATGTACACCTTTGGAGGTAACACACAGCACACTACACCTTTGTTCCTTACCTTTGTATTGGATATGTGTCCGTACCAAATAGCATCGATGGCTTTGCAAACCGTCCTTGATAACCTTCAATTCAATTTACCTGTCGGACGGATGGCCTATAAGATAGGCAAAGCATTTGAAAACCAAGCGAGGTGGGACAAAGCGATGGAGCTGATGCATCCACACAAGAAAGATTTACTTGCCTTTGATGACCGATCCAAAGCGATGAAGTTGAAACAGTTCTACGATTACGAAGAGGAGCGGTTCACGCTGTGGGATGCTAAGTGCAAGGCGGGACTGGGTGCGTGGTTGTTAGAAGAGATCCGAATCGAGACTGGTGTATGGGAGATCGGTTTTGCTGTTGGTACTCAGAAGGGACACAAACCGGAGCGTATATGTGTACCGAGTGGTGAGTATACGGACTGGATCAAACGATTTGATGCGTGGAAGGAGACTACTCGTGTATTTAAGATGGCACTACCTGACCAACCGATTGATTGGTACGAGTTGATCGGTGGAGGGTACAGCTTAAAGCACATGCCTCCTCAAGAGTTCTTCACAGGCAAACCGATGTCGTGGTTTAGAGATTACGAGAGTAGCTACCAACATGCATTCAGTGCTGTTAATAAATTACAGAAGGTAAGTTGGAAAATCAACAAAGAGATTTTAGAAATTACTCGAAAATGTTACGACAATAAGCGAGTGGTTGGGAACATACCTAACTTTAGTGAGATACCAGAGCAACCGAGGTACACAGGAGATGACGAGCATGAGTTACGGGCTTGGAAGCTGAAGCAAAAGGACATCAAGAGCGTCAACGAAGCGAACAGCAGTAAACGTTACCTGACCGTCCGTATTCTACACCTTGCTAAGATATACAGTGAGTGGGACAAGTTTTATTTTCCGTATCGTTGTGATTACCGGGGCAGAGTGTACGCTATTCCGTACTACTTACATCCCCAAGGATCCGACTTAGCGAAGAGTTTGTTGGACTTCAGTAACGGACAACAAGTGGTGGATGAAGAGGATGTTATGTCGATATTTCTGCACGGTGCAAACATGTGGGGCGTAAAAGGTACACGGGATCAACGTATTGAGTGGGTAGGTAAGCGTCAGAAGTTTATACTTGAAGCAGCGAACGACCCACACGGTACTGATTGGTGGACAGATGCAGCTGATCCGTTTTGTTTCCTTCGATTCTGTCTGGAGTTCAAGCAGTTCACGGAAGAGGGGTACGGATATGTATCGTACCTTCCCGTCCGACAAGACTGTAGTAACAACGGTATGCAAATCCTTTCGTTATTACTACGGGACAAAAAGACTGGACGCATGTGTAACTTAGTGGAGGAGGACCGAGCGAATGATATGTACCAAGAGTTTGCTGATAAAGTATACGAGGAGTTAAAGGCAGACGGTGGTGTGATTGCACAGGACTGGTTAAAGTTTGGCATCAGCCGGAAGTTAGCGAAGCTTGCTATTATGAACAGACCGTACGGTGCTACCCACTATAACTTGGTACAAGATGTATTTAAAAGCATCGGAGTGAACCACAACTGGTCATCGACTGGTGAGATGTTAACTGCTGTTATCTATTTATGTAAAATTGTTAATCGATTAGCAGATCAAACCTGTCGTCCAGTAAACAGAGTGATGAAGTTCCTTCGTGCTTGTGTACGAGCATTAGGGTGTGATGAACCGATCACTTGGTCTACACCTACAGGATTTAAAGTGGTGCAGAGCTACCGTAAATATAAAAAAGTAGAAGTACAATCTGTATTTCAGAACCTGAGTATAAGTATACAAGCAGAAGAACTGGCAGATACTATCGATGAAAGAGGACAATGTAACTCTATCACTGCTAACTTTATCCACAGCTTAGATGCTTGTATCGTACATCAAGTTGCAAACAAGGTTGACTTTGACCTCGCTACTATACATGACTGTTTCGTAACACACGCTTGTAATGTACGCAGAATGAATACAATAGTACGAGAAACATATACAAAAACTTTTTCTGTTGATCTCCTGACTGAGTTCCGTGCGGAGCAAATCAACAACAACCCAGATGCAGTACTGCCTGATGTGCCGGAGCTTGGAGACTTAGATGTGTCCGCAGTTAAACGCCAGCAGTATCTGTTATCTTAATAACCAATAATAAACACTGAGAAATATGACAGTAAAAGCTAGAATAAAACATAAAGATATACAAACAAGGGGTATCACTGGTTGGTGCTGCGTGGTTGAACCGAATAAAAAGTTTGATCCCGACGGTCCCGGCGAGTTTCAATGTGACTTAATTGTAGATGAAGCTACGGTTAATCAAGTCAAAGAACAACTGAAAGAACCGTACGAAAAAGAGTTAAGAGCTGTAATGGAGCAGTACCCCGATAAAAAGATCACACAACGTGGTCTACCTATCGAGCAGAAGGATGGGAAGTTCGTCATAAAAACAAAAAAGAAGGGAGCATACAAGGATAAGACAGGAGTAATTCGTCCAGCATCTGTTGCCATTTTTGATTCACAATGCAATGATATTGAGGATACGAGTGATTTAAAATTATGGGGAGGAAGTGACATAGTACTTACTTATCGTCCAAACTTTTGGTATGTACCTTCTCTAGGCTTTGGGGTTACTCTTGTTATTCTTGCAGTGCAGATCATTAAGTTATCTGATGGTGGAATTTCTAGTGCGTCAGCTGAGAGGTTTGGTTTTACTCCTATCGAAGAAGGATATGTAAACGGTGGCGAGAACTTAGACTCAGCATTTGATGCGGAAGAAGAAGAAGAGACAACGCTCACAGCGAACTTCTAATTACCGATCCGGATTCGAAGCTACACTAGCTAACCAACTTAAGCGTGGTGGTGTTAGCTTCCAATACGAGTCGATCAAGTTAGAGTACAC